TGGCCCCGTGTTGAGCGGGTGAGCCAACGGCGTTTCTTTGTCGATGCTGATGCAAGCCGTTGGGAGGATGCGCGGCTAATGGGGCATGAGTGGAAGAGGGACCGAGAGGATTTGCTGAAGATGGCGAAGGACAATCCAGAAGGTGGGTGGAATGTCGATGCTATCGAGGGCATGGCCGAAGACAATGATCGGAGTGAGTGGGAGGAGAAGAACAAGCCAGGCGTACCTTTCCGTAAGGAGGTGTACGTTTACGAGCTGTGGCTGCCCGAGAAGGATTTGAAGGATTCGCCTGGTGCTGAGGCGGGTTTCCACGGGACGATCTATACGCTGGCGGCGAATGCTTCTTTGTCTAGCACGACTAAGGATGGCAAGCCGGTGAAGGGTGAGTTTATTCGTGAGCCGAGGCCGTTTTATGGTCCGCGAACGGGGCCGTATGCGATCTTTGGGGTTTATAAGGTGCCCGATCTTGTGTATCCCCTGGCTCCCCTTACGGCTGTCGAGGGGCAGATCCGTGAGTTGAATACGCACGTTTCGTCTGCGTCTAACTCAATGATGAAGCACAAGCGGATCGTCGGTGTGAACGATCCCAGGACGGCGCAGCTCGTCAAGGATGTGCAGCATGACTATGTTGCCGTGGTGCCGTTTGAGGATGGCCGGGCGCTGGTGCAGGAGTTTGAGCTGGGTGGTCAGACTGAGCAGCAAGCTAATTGGATCGCTGTGTCGCGCCAGAGGGCGGATCGTGTGCTGGGCATGGATGAGGCGTTGCGTGGGAGCGTGACGGGAATGGGCACGGCGACCGAGCATTCGATTGCGAGTGAGTCGGCTGCGACGCGCATGGCCTATATCCGGCAGTCGTTTACGGATTCTGTCGTCGATATGTTGAGGGCCGTGGCTTTCTATATGTACCACGACGACGAGGTGGTGTTCCCGTTGGGCGAGGAGGCGATGCTTGAATTGGGTCTTATGCCAGGCGAGGAGCCCTGGTTTCAGGGTGGTGGACACGGGGACTCTGGCTACTCGTTCGACGATCTCGAACTTGAGATTGAGCCTTATTCGATGGAACGGTCCAGCGAGGGTTTGGCTCAGAAACGCGCTTTGGAGGCGCATCAGATCCTCCTTGGCTCCCTCCAATCCATGCAGATGTTCCCCGACTATCCCTGGAAGGACCACTTTGCGAAGATTGGGAATGCGATGAACTTGCCCGATTTGGCGGAGCTGGTCACGGATGAGCTGCTTGGCCGGCTGTCTGAGGATCTACAAAGAATGCAGGAGTCTGAGGCGATGGCGATGCAGCAGAGCAGCCAGCCCAGGCTGGGCAAGGACGTTGGTCGGGCTGGGGTCGGCGCTCCCAATAGGGCGAAATTGTCTCAGAGTGCCCCTAAATTGGGTCAGATGATGGGTCAGATGCTTCAGGGCGTCCAACAACCAGGAGGTGCGGGATGAGCATGATTTGGCGAAATGCGGAGGAGGGGTGGGTTGAGAGGGAGATTGCCCCTGTGGAAGAGGGCGTTCAGGCCGTGGTTTCTAGGAATGTTTATTTTGCTTCTGCTCAGTTGCCGAAGAATTGGAAGCACCACAAGGGGCGGTTCGACAAGAAGGGTAGGCCGATTTATACGGATCGTCGGGAGATCGCCAATGATGCCTCTCGGGCCGATTGGCAGGATGGAACGAACATCGAGTACGACGCCCTGTAGTGGGGTGGGCTTGCTTTCCGTTGTTGAGATGGACATTTTGTAGTCATGGAAAACCAACCAGACCAGATTCCGCCGCGCCCTGTCGGGCCTCCGAGCCATATTCGTAGGTGGGATGCGCAGTATGCTGCGGCTGCCCGTGCTGCTGAGGCTGAGAAGGCTGCTGCTGCCGAATCTGAAGCTGCTGCCGACCAGGCGGAGCCGGTGGTGGAAAAGGAAGCTCCGAAGCCTGTCGCCAAGAAGAAGGCGAAGAAGAAGACTGCGAAGAAGAAGGCAACTAAGAAGAAGACTGGTAAGTGACGTTGATCTCTAGGAGGACTCAATGAAGGAAGAAGACGTACAGGCTGTGGTCGAGAGCATCGGTGGTTCGGATGTGTCCGAGACGCAGAGCGAATCTGCGGATTCGCATAGCGACCGCATTGCGGAGCAGGAGGCGAAGGAGGACGCAATTTTGGAGACTTTGGACTCTGCTGAGGAGGAGATCGGCGTCCATGCGGATTCGGAGGAGCTGGACGAGGAGGTGGAGGAGGCTGTTGACGTTGAGGAGGCCCAGGATGTTGCGTCTCCTGAGATGGAGGACGCTATGGGCGTACTTCGGCGTGACGGCTTTACTGCCGAGGATCTGGAGGGGATGGGAGAGGAGCAGGTGTTACGCCTGGCGACGCACCGCAAGAAGGTGCAGGGGGATGTAGACCGACTTCTTCGTGAGGCTAGGGCCGACGCGGAGGGGAACGATGATGACTCGCAGACCCAAGAGGACTCCGGGGAGACTGCTACGGCAGAGGCCCCCTCGGAAGTACCCTCACAGGTTGACCTGCGTGAGTCCGTTACCCCTATTGCGGAATACCTTGGTTTGGACGAGGAAGGGACGGACTTGCTTGTGAAGTTCCAAGAGGGAGCGATGAAACCGTTGCAGGATGCGCTGGATGCTCAAAGCCAGCAGTTCCAGGCAATCGGTATGCAGATGCTCATGCAGGATGTTGAACGAGCGAGGCAAGGCTTGGAGGATCGTTTCCACCAGGTCTCTGATTCGTCTAGCGAGGATTTCGGCAAGGTGCTTACCCGTATGCAAGCCATGTATAGCGACGACTACGACACGGTAGACAAGCTCATGGAAGATGCGATTGCGGTTGAGTTCTCTGGTGAGTTCCGTGAGACGGCCCAGAAGGCGTCAGATAAGATTCGTAAGCAGCAACGCAATGGTTTGCCTGAAGCTACTTCTTCGCGTCCTGATCCTAGGGCGGCTTTGTCCGCCGAGGAAAAGGAAGACCGTATTCTGGAAATTCTGGAGTCAGATGAACCGGATCGGTACGAGAAGGCCCGAGCTTTGGGCGGTCAACGCTAATCGCCCAGGAGGGCGAACAATATGGCCTCTGCACTTTCTACGTTCACAGACTTTGTGAACACAACCGGACCTTCGTTCCTGACTTCCGCAGAGGATGTCGTGAACGAGGCCGTGAAAAACAATTATCTCTTGCGACGCTTCCTGCGTGGTAAGGGGCCGAGTGAGACCGTCCAGGGCGGTTCCACTATCAAGGACACGGTGATGTTCGACGATGATAGTACCTTCCAGTACTACGAGCCGAACGAGACTTTCACCTGGTCTAATCCTCAAGTCCTGACGAACTGGGAGATTAGATGGCGCTTTGCGGTTGACCATTGGAGCGCCACGGACCAAGAAATTGAGCTGAACGTCGGCGGCGGAATGGGCCAGAAGGCTCGTCACCACCAGTTCAAGAAGATGAAGCGTACCAAGGAGCAGCGTCTTTGGACTTCGTTCTTGAATGGGATGGAGGACGGGCTGTTCACGATCCCCTCTAGCTCCGACATGGAAGACTCGGGTGGAACCAAGCCCTACAGTTTGCCCACGTTCATCAATGAGGATGCCGCTGGCTCTTACCAGTCTGGGTTCGATACCGTTCAGGGAATCGACTCCACGGTTCAGACGAAGTGGACTCCCCAGCAGTTCATCGGGACTTCCGCCTCTGGCACCCGTAAGGCTGGGTATACTACGAATGGCAACGAGGTTGGCACGGGTATCGTTTCGATGATGGATGCTGTTTGGGACGACGTGCGGTTTACGCCTCCGCCGACCCACCAGGAGTACTTCGACAATCCGACGCTGAACGCGCATTTCATTGCTTGTAGCCGAGCTGGTTCTCGGATTTACAAGCAGTTGCTTCGTAACGCGCAGGACACGTTCGTTACTTCAACGCGGCAGGATCCGGCTTACATGAGGCCGCAATTCGCTGGGGTTGACGTTGAGGCCGTCGCGGCCCTCGATGATTACGCTGGTTATGAGGGCTCTCGTACTGAGGGTGCTTCGGCTAACA